ATATGAAAAACGACTCTAGCATTCCAATTAAACTCATTATACTAGGAATACAAATTATAACATATTAATAAACGAATGTCTAAATTCTTTTCGCAAGAATATTAGTATAATACGGTTCACAAAAAAAACTGGTTATAATATATAATTATGAATCAGTCATTTGAAAATACTCAAAAACCAATAACGCCGAGCGTGACCGAACCTACTATTGTACCCGCCTCAACCGGCGAAATGAATATGTTTAGTGGAAAAAACATGGTTATTGGCATATTAACTGTCTTACTCGTGCTCTCCTTTTTAGGTATAAATCTGTTGGCATATATGGGTAACATGTTACAAACAATTATTAATGTGTTCGGCCCCCTATTCGCACAAATATTATCAGTGTTTGGGTATACAGCCGGTACCGTAATTGACAAATCAACGGATGTAGTAACTGATGTAGCCAAATCGGGTATTGATTTGGCTGGCGATACCATACAATCTGCTGCTGAATTATTAAAGGATGCGAGCCGCGGGCATGTTGCCGCTTCTGCAGTGAACCAGCTCGATAATTCATTTAAACATGGAAAAAGCAGCAAATTGGACAGTGCGATAAATAACTCAAAGCCAGGCATGAATCAACCCGTCCCTGATGCGAGTGTCGACCCAATCCAAAAGCCAATCACTGCAGGAAAGGTGAACTGGTGTTTGGTCGGTGAATACCAGGGAAAACGCGGATGCATTGAAGTTGACGACGATAGCAAATGCATGTCAGGACAGGTGTTTCCATCACAGAATATGTGTTTGAACCCGACGCGTACTGTGTTTATGCACTCGCATGCACAGTAATTTCGAAGTAAATGAGCGTGTAATATAATAAGTTATTTATGAATTTTCAAAAAAATAATATAGACTTTCAACTGTATATTATTTACGTTTCGCCACCAATGTTTTTTTTGCATGTTTTATTATTGACCGAAGATAAACTGTTTTTACATGGTTCGTCGACAACCACAAATGATGATTCTGTTATATTGCTAGAATGTGAAATAATGCACGAATATTTGCAAAAATATAAACCGTTGCGAATATTAGAAACCCTTGTTTTGCGCCAAACATGTGAACTAGATTTTTTTGTAAAGAAATACATGAAGTGTTATGGTATTGATAATGTTCGAGGCGGGTCGTATACAGATTTTGAGTTAACTAATGATGAAAAAAAATTCATAGAGCGAGAACATTTGATGACTATAGACAAAATGGAGGCAAAATGTGCGGCGATGGCAACTGTTTTCAATGAATATAAGGATATACGTAGATGGTCACTTGATAAAATAAATAAGGAAATGTCATTAGTAACTCGACAGCAAACATTATATGACAACGAAAAAACGATGTTGAATAAATTAAGCATCGGCAAAAATAACATACAAACCAACCGAATTTTTCTAACAGATTTAAAATGGATATTAAATCAATGTGCAAAAAATATGAAACAATCGGTGGATTCCAGTACACCGGGACGTGTATATTCTGCAAGCAAAGATGTAGCTACTAAATATAAACAAATATTGAATAAAATGAAGGCATTGTATGCAATATTCTGTGAACACATTGACGTCGAGATAAAATATGAACCCCGGATTCATTTATATGCACCGGAAACATTACTCGATGTGTGTTTTTTTCATTGTCATCCATCTCGTAATTGGGAACCGTATATAGTTCAAGTTATTGATATGATTGAATACTACGAATATATATTTTATTGTGTGATTACTCGTATCGACGAATATAAGTTCGATGTGAATACATATCCGCCCGACTTTGAGTTCACAAATCGATATAGAATCAATTATTTACAAAAGTGCATCGATTCTAACGACTCTCGCGGTATAGTTTGAGGCATCTGGGGTCTTTCATGGCATCACCGAACTTGATGTTGAACTTTTTCGAACACATTTTCAAGTGGTCAATCCACTTTAGTTTTGGCATAGGACTATCGACCGCAGGAGAAGCAGAATCAGGGCTTTTCTTGGCGGTCTTGTTGCGCTTTACGGTGTTTTTGGAAGATTTATGGCATTTCCCTGTTTTGGGAGGACATCTGCGAGAACCAGGAGGGCAGCGAGGCATATTATATATATACACCCACATATTATTGTTTATGTAAAAAATTGAGAACAGTTTTACATAAATATGAAAAGTAAATGAATCAATCAAAACGCGACAATGCCTAAATTAACAAGAGATGAGATGTTTCAGCGTGCGATGGCTGAGTTTTTGCAGACAGTTGAAGTCAAGCTGACCAACGGTGAAATAAAAATATTTCACATACAAACATACACACTTACAAATAAAACAGAAAACAAAACAAAATTTGAACACGAATATATATTGGATATGCCCAAAGATGTCGTTATTGCATACCGCGATATCACAAGTCACTTAGAATCGAGTGAGGTCGTATGGGAGGAAAGTGAACCCATTTACGGGATTCAAGAGTTGCCATCGATTGCCGAATTTATGCAATCGTTTAATGAATATTTCAATCCATACAAATTGTATATGCAGCACACACTTATGTCCTATGTACGGATATTATGCCCACCGTCAAGTACTGCTAGTTCAAGCAAAACCCTCTATATTAGAGTCGTTTACCATAAAACGCACACCCCATTTCCACGTCCAATGACGGAATTGGAGGAAAAAGAGCAAGAAATTAACTTCTTAAAAGCAAAAATAGATTCAAAAACCCGAAAAATAATTACATTTCGAAACATTTTAAATAGAGAACGCGGACGGGCTGAATATAACTACAAACGAATGCAAACCAAATTTCGTGCAATGTACGCCGCCGAAAATAAATATGAAGATTGCCCTGTATGTTACGATACTATCGCCCCAGAAAAGTTAATCATACCTAACTGTTTTCACTACATATGCGTATCATGTGTAGTGAAATGTGAATCATGCCCAATGTGTCGAGATGATTATGACCGATACATCGAAAATGATGAACCCACTCATGTATTGGCGTGAGTGTTTAGACCAGACCCCCAGTAAAGACCACCACTTTAGTGGGTGGCGACACTAATATTGACTCTGGTTGTAATGTACAGTTAGAAGACGGCTGAAGTATATATGTATCATCGAGGTTTGCATATAATTCAAAGACCGTTTTTTCTCGAATATCTTGTTCGGCAATAGATTTTGCCAATGCGTTGGATATAGGTGCATCTGCTTCTTTGTCCAAAATATATTTAATATTGAACCCATAAACAAAGCCGGGACTAGTGGTAAGTATAATGCCACTTATTTTTAATATTCCCACATAGGCTTCGCAAAAATAATTGAAAGTCCCGGTCGACCCAGCCGGAGGCGATAATATGGCCGAAATAGAATTATTCTGTAAGAATTGACTGGTTAGTTCGATATTATTCGCAAGGGTTGTATTATTATACGTCACCCGAAAGCTAAGGGTGGAAGTCGCAATAGACGTAGTTATTGTTGCTCCGGCGCAATTAGCTGGCAACGCGGACCCTTTCATTCGAAATAAAATTGGGGTTTGGTAAGTAAATTGCGTATACGGTTGTTGTATTGGCTTGCGAATGATTAACTTAGCAACCTCTATGAATGTAGAATTATCTGCACATAATTGATTCGTATTTGCAGTAAAAACCCATTGAGTATTATCTTCGTATAGATTTTCTGCGTATGCATTTGTATCTTTCGTGTAATTATATAAGGGGACGTTGGGGTCTTCAACTAAATATATGGGGGGGCCAGGCACGCCAGCAGACGTGGTCAATACCGGAATCTTATAGTCATTAGGACAAACAACTCTTGCGGTGTTATACCCCCCGCGCAATGTTGCTGCCAATTTCTGTTTTTGTGTCATTCTCGGTCCCTGCGTCGAATTTTTGTTGTACTTCAATATTTCTGTTTTACGTCGCATATTTAATTGCTCTTGTGTAAATGCTGGATAAGGAGATATTGGTTCATATCGTATAGGAGGTATATTATTAAGTTGAAATTGCTTACGTTGTTCGCATATACCGCTTAAATCGCTCATTTAACATAAGCATAGAAATATTTATGCGTATGTTATATTCTATCATATTGAATGATGGCACAACTAAAGCTTGGCGGTATACCAAGACGTGGATAAATAGTTGTAATTGGCCATTTCTTTTTTACTAGAGACGGTAGTGATATTAGGTCCGGATGCCACTATTTTTGATATTTGAAAAATGTTGAGTGCATGGTCATAATATCGCAAGTTGGATAATTTGCCCAAAAATCCACCATTTTTGCAAATATTCACATCGTAATAATTCTGCAATGGAACTTTGGTTAAATTTAATCGACCCGCGACTGTACCGTTTATATACACGTCCATTATCGTATTTTGAAGGCGAATAATTACATTTACCCACTGTTTCAATGGAATATCATCCACATCAATAAACTCGGTGCTACCTGATGTCGTGGTTGACATGACAATTCTTAAAGATGCATAACTGGCTGAACGATTACCAGTTGGAGTAACTTGCGCGATATACAATCCTGGTCCATTGTTGACTTTCGCAATGCCAGTGACTTCGTCAAACTCGTTCGTACCCTTATGAAAAACGTGTCGATACTTATTATCTGTGCCACTTCCGGGTAACTCGTCAATTCGTATCCAAGTCGACCATGTGAATTCAATGCCACTCGATTCGTTATTTGACCTACGAATAAGCACTGAACCTGCTTGTTTCGGGTCTTGTGAGATTACCGTACCATTTGTTCCATCAATCATTCCATTCACTAAATATGGACTACTCGACGGATTCATAAAATATTGAATAAGTAAAACCCCTAAATTCAAGAGAAACAAGAATACAATGACGACTAAAATAAGAAATGCGAACTTGGCAATGATTGTATTTGACGACAAGAACCCACTAGACGCGTCTACCCCTGTCTGTGCCTGTTGTGAAAATTCGCTTATACTAGAGCTGACTGTTTGAGAGAGATTATTCATTGATTCGCTTATACTATTGCCTATATTTTGAACACTTTGCGGTATTTCTATGCGCGAAGCGGTTGTTGCTGGCGGTAGTGTATTCATAATCGTTTAATATATTATATAAGTATAAAACGATTTGATAAAAATTAGAATAT